CAATACGACGGTAGTCGTTATCAGTAGGGAAGTCACCTGATCCTTCATCATAGGTGAACTTCGTGTTAATCATACATCTATAACCACCCAGTTCCTTACCAGGATCTGAACCATGACCAGTGTCGGGAGGAATGATAACGTCAATAGCAGCACCAGTACCTGTACCAGCACCAATACCGTTGACTTCATCAATAACAACCTTACCGAAGGTGTATCCAGAACCACCAGAAGTCACTGTGGCAGAAACGATCTTACCACCGTCAACAACCAAAGAAACACGACCACCAACGCCATCGCCTTTGATGGGAACGTTCTCATAAGTACCGTTGTTATAACCAGTACCAGATGCCTGAATCACAACACTGTCGATTTCACCACCAACCGCATCACCAGTCACAGCAACATCGCTGAGAACAGGCATGTAGTCATTGGAGAAGAATTTCAGAACCTGACCCACAGGGATCGTATAAAGATACTTCCAACGGTAACCATCACTAGTTGTGATAATTGAAGTGGAGGTACCAGTAGGTTCAACAGTAGAAGGTTTACCGTTAGGATCACTAGGTGATGTACCGTTATAGATGCACTTATATACCTGATACTGCGAGTTAACAACGTAGAAATCTGCGTCGTATAGTTTCGTAGCACCAGAAGATGCTGTTTTCGTTGAAGAGTAATCATGACGATACATATCATAAACGTAACCCAAACCACCAGTGGTTTGTTCGGGTGGTGTCCAATCGATACGACGTACAACTTGAATCGTGTCGCTCGCAAGCACACGTTTCAATGAAATCATATCTGAAAATGTGTCCGAGAACTCTTGGAACGAATCCACAGGAGTCGGAGCAGCATTTTCATTATCCCACTCTTGGGGGCGACCGATAAACACATACAGTCGATCTCTCGACGTACCTGCAACCAGGTCGCTCTGCGTAGGATCAGCACCCTCCAAAGATTTAATAAATCTTTTCGCAGTGAAAATTCTAAATTGATCTGTTAGAAGTGCCATCTTTAAGCAGTTACCTTCCTTTTATTTAGGGGACTTATTCTGGTTCAGTTCTGACCAGATTGTTGTATTCTTGTGAAACAAATACGCCATTAGCACCAGTGGTGCCACCAGCAATGGTATCTGACGTTGTGAACTTATAAGTATTGCCATTATTGACAATATTAGTCACTGTCAAATACTTATAACCAAATGCATCAGCAGTGCTGACATATGATTCAACAGTTGCTGTGATACCAGTAACACTAGCAGTGACGATCTCACCGACTAAGAAATTGGTATTGATGGTATCTTTCAGTTTTAATATACTTCTAGATGTATGATCCACACCATCACCCAAAGCACCAGCAGTCGAAACTGTTGATGTCAAAGGTACAAGACTTGAATCATAAATTTGATCACCCTGTTGGAACAGAGTTGTGTTCTGTCCACCAACAGTTTCTTCAATACCATACAGTGAGGATGAAATACCACCATCTAGACTGATAGCATCTTCATAGTCTGTATCTGTATTTACCAGATCAATGATACCGTCACCAGCACCATCAACTTCATCATCGTCTTCAAATCTAAATCCTTCCAGAGTGCTGATAGGATCTGTAAATGTAACAATAGTACCTTCCTCATCGTCTAAAAGAACGTGAGGTTCTTGACCAGTTCCTGATGATGCTGCTGATCCAGCAATAAACTGAATCACAGCAGTGTTCTCACTAGATCTACCACCATCGATAAACGCAAGTTCATCGACTTGGAATGTCAAGAACAACTCCCTAGTGGTAGGAAGCCAGTCATAAACAATAGCAACCTTGTTACTCTTATCTTCTTCTACTCTTCGGACTCTATCAGAAACTGTGAAGTTATAATTAGAGATTCCTGTGCTTGGATCTGTTGCTAGATTATCCAGAATCACACGCTGGTCATAGCGGAAGTTAATACCTCTATCACAACCAGTGAAAGAGATAGGTGTCTTACCTGTATATCTAATGATCTCTCTACCGATCTGGAACTTACCAGAACCAGGGAAAGCGTTAGTAGTCTCTACATATATTGTACTGTCAGCAGGATCAGAATCTCTAATCAATGCTGTCATGTTATAGAAGTCCGACACCAGGGACGTTCTATTACGTTGCTTTCTGATTAAATTGGTGTCCCGAGTAAAGATGACCTGAGGTGCTGAGGTATAACCACCGCCAGGATTCAGTAGATTGATGGCAGAGATTCTACCAAGATTGATTTCTGCTTCTGCTGTTGCACCAGATCCACCACCACCAATCAATTGAAGGATAGGGGGTGTTTCAAAGAACTCACCTTCTGTGGTTACATTGACGTTTTCTACAACACCAAATTGATTAACTTCGGCAACTCCACTAGCGCCAGATCCACCACCACCAGAAATAACAACAGTAATATCTTGTGCTGTGTAGTTCCTACCATTGTTCTCAACAGACAAACCAGTCACACCACCAGTCACAGGAACTAGTTCTGCACCAGATCCACCACCACCTCTGAGATATGCTTCTGCCGAATAGTACCCATCACCAGGTTGATTGACTTGTAAGAAACTTACCGATCCATCGGGGTTTAAATATATGTTTGCATCTGCATCAACGATGCCGTCATCTGTGCTAACAATATCCAAACGTAAAGGATCATATCCTTCACCTGGATCTAACACATCAACTGACAGTAACTCGCCGTTATCACCAATATTTGCTTTAAGAACAGCATCCCTAATAGGAGTACCACAGTTCCCAACTACTAACCTAGGTGGGTCAGCAGGATCATACCCACTACCCACATTGGTTACAATTACGTCTTTTACACCATATACACTGTTAAAGACGGGTTCAATTGTTGCGCCACTTCCTGGAACTGTTCTTGTCATTAGACGACTACGATGTTACCAACCATGTTGCTGTGAATATTGCACTGGTACACATAAGTTGTGCCAGCAGCAAGACTCATTGGAACTGTCCAATATTGGATACTATTAATAGATCCAGATGTTCCACCGATCTGAGAACCACCGTTAGATACTCTAATCTCTAACGGATGACTAGCACCAGTTGTGTTGTCAAATCTGTAAGTAAATCCACGATACACATAGATAGTGGCATCAGTGGCACCATCTATACCAGGTCCATTGACGGTATAGTTATTACTGTCAGACGCACTAAATGCAAAGTTAAGAGTAGGAGATGCTACTGCTTCATAATTAGATGTGCCATAGATCAATGATTGACCTTCGTTTGCACTAGGCAGTGCTACTGTGTTGGTGATCGTTACTGTTGAACCAGATACAGCAGTAGAGATTCCAGTACCACCAGCGATGGTAATAGACGAATCAGCAGCATCGGCGGTATATGTACCAGTATCACCTGCAACCCCTTTCAGAGCGTCCTGGACGACGTTAGGAGAGTCGTTAGTAAATGTAATTGCACCAGCATTCAAATTAGTGGTAATTCCACTACCACCTGTAAATGTCAGTGAGTCAGTAACTACCGTGGCACTAACAGTTCCATTATCAGCACCGAATGTTGTAAACACATTCTGGTTTAGGTCACCCAAGGTGCCTGTCATATCAATGGTCAGTGTATCACCAACCATAGTTGTGGAGATATTAGTACCACCTGCAATAACGAGGGTATCGTTAGGAGCAGAAGCAGTTGAAGTTCCAGTATCAGCATCAACAGTTTCAAACAAGTTCTGAGTTGATCCGCCAGAACCACCAGTACCCTGTTCATCGTTAGCAGGTTCCCAAGCACTGTTAGAATCATTCCATTTCAGGACTTGTCCATCAGAGGGACCACCATTAACAGTAGTATCAACGTCGGCAAGGACAGTAATACTTTGAGTCTCGTCTACCAGGGGGACCCAAGCAGCAGAGTGAGCAAAGTATGCCTTGCCAGTACCATGAACGTGAGCAAGCATACCGTGATGGTTAGTCGCATCAGGAAGGTCGCCCAGAGTAGCGTAAGGAGCGTACCATTTGAGGTATCCATCATCACCGTCGATATAAGTATAAGCGGATCCCGATCCGCCACCCCAGAACTGGATGTCGCCTGTTCCAGTGTGTTTTAGAATAATATTATCAGTACCATCGGTTACAATATCGAAACCGTTGGTATCTAGATTACCAGTTAACGTGTCAAAGTTGCCAGCACGGAATGCACCACTCGGTGTTGAACTCCATTTAAGCACTTGGCCATCAGTAGCAGTAGCGATATCTAGTTGGATATCCGTAGTGTTACCAAGTTTGTCATAAAGTTCTTCAAAGTTGGCATTATATTTAATGGCACCATCTCTTAGGGTATCACCTGTACCATCATTTGCCGAAGATCCAATACCGACTAACTGTTTTGCCATGATCGTTCTTTTTTTACAATTCTATTTATGTTGCGTCGAAGGAGATGCTTGTAGTGTCAAACTTAGTATCCGTAGAAGAGAAGTCTGAATCACCTTGACCATCACCGAAACCAGTCACAGTCAGAGTTGCAACGTCTGACGTTAGAGGTGAGTTTTGTGCAGGGGTCACACCTAGACCCAAAGGACCACGTACTTCACATCTGAATTTATATCCAGACATGTAGTTCAATGCTGTAAATGTATATGCTGCATCAGTTGCACCAGTCAACACAGCAAACGAGAATCCACCATCAGTAGATCTAAACCACTGATATGCCTTAGGTCCATCTTCTGGACTGATGGCAGCAGTGATCGAGAATGTGACAGTCTGATTGACATTATAAGTTGCATTTGCAGGTTGCAAAGCAATTTGAATGACAGAAGGAGGTGCCTCAGTATCACCACCAGAAGGAGGTGCAGGGGGTGTTGCAGCGCCATTGTTTGGTGGTTGATCTAGAACTTCACGAGAAGTTAGACCCATAATATATGGGAATACTGGTTGTAGATTATTCTCACTATCTATCTCAGTAGATAAGAAATATGCATATGTGCCACTCTGGAATTCAGGAGTGATACAAAATCTACCATTATGTCTATCTAAATTACCCAGACCTTCTGCATATTCCCAATCTTCCATCAAGGATCCAGCAGGGGGGTTCTGCTGTGAGTCTCCATATATTGGTCTGTTTTCTACCTCTTCGGATCTGACACGATACGAACTAGTAGCAGTTGTGATGTTAGAATTAACATTCCATCTATTACTATAAAGGTATGGACCGTAGATAGGAAATCCATCAAATGCATATCCTAAGATTTTAGAATGCCCATCTGGATGTCTTAGATTGTCACCATTATACTGAGAAGAACCATAGTAATCATTGTAAGATGCCATAGAAGCACCATTCTTCCAACACTCCAAAAACTCAGTATCATGATAGTGATACTGTCCTGTGACTTCGGGATGTCCACCACACTCATCCTCACCAAATGTTACTGGTGAACTTGGGAAGTGTGCATTCCAACTGAAATTAACTGGTGGGTTTCCACTAGCACCAGCAGAAGGATTGAAGAAAACTACTCCATTAGCAGCAATACCAATAGCACCTAAGGGTGTATTCACTCTGCCATTTCTTTGATCATAATAACTATATGTACCTGTACGACCAGTCGCTGTATACTCCATGACCAGTTGTAAATTCTGATCAGTCTCTCTCCAAAATTCACCAGGGATTGCAGTTTGTTCTGTCCCTCTATATGTAAATACTAACTTCTCTTCCTCTGCTGTGCCTTCATCAAACAGAAAAAGAACTCTGTCACCAACTTGAATCTGATTACCCAATAAAGAGTTATCAGCAACTGACAATGCAACACTAATAAAAAACCCTTCATGTACATAGACATTGGAATCCAATTGCCTAGTTACACCAAAGGTACCACCTCTATAATAGAAGTCATGATCAAATGCTTGCTCAGTGACGCTATTCGGATTGTTTACATTAGGAAACGTACCGTATGCTACGGGAGATGGTAGTCCATCCGCATCTACGGTAAGTGTCCTAGTGCCAGCGTTAAATTCAGCGGTTGCCGTCATTGTGCTTTTTATCTATTTATTGAAAAATCTGAGTCGGGTTGAAGTTGTTAATAACAGTGGCACCAGTCTGTACTGTGAGGATCACAGAGTTGGAGTAGATTGGTGTAGCACCAGCAGCAGTAACTGCAACACGGAACTCATCACCATCATCTGCTTGTTCGGCAGTCAATGATGTGTATGTGGCACTGGTAGAACCAGTGATGTTCGCCCAGTTAGTTTCGCCATACTGCTTACGCTGCCACTGATAGTTCAGAGCAGTAGATCCAATCTGATTATCAGAACTGTTGATGAACTGAGCGACAATCGTGAAGGATGCAGTCTGACCTTGGTTCACCGTCACGTTCACAGGTTGCGATGCGACGTTGATATAACCAGGGGTGATAACGATTGGGTTGCCCTGAGCGTCAGTGCCCTCACCAGCGTAGGTGTCAAAACCTTGGTTAACAGCAGGTCCACTAGGAACAACAAAATCATCATCGACGGTAGTCTGAACATCAACAATTGGTTGTTGATAACCAATACCAGCAGTCTTGACATCGATTCTCAATAGACCCATTAGGGCACGAACACGACCGTCAAAACCAGTGGAGGAAACCACATCCACGTTCGGGCGCGAGGAGTAACCATCACCAGGTGAGGTGATAATTGCCTTAGTGATTTCACCAGACTTGATTGATGCAAGAGCGGTAGCACCACGACCCTTAACTGTGCCTGTGTACTCGAAGGTGATCAGTGAGTTGGAAGACTCAATCAGAGCAACTTCACGTTCGTCTGCTTCACCTTCAATTTGTAGAACATCGCCTGCTTCGATCGGTGGCACGACAGTTGCTGCGATAACGTCAGCGTCGGAACCAATGTAAGAGAAGGCAACGAATGTTGATCCTGCACGAGGAATCTCAGCGAAGATGATTCTAGAACCAACCAGTTCATAACCAATACCTGCTTCCTGAATAACACCATTGAGCGAGACGATGATGTTGTTTTCTGGAAGAATCGTGTTAGACGAAACGCCCTCAGTCAGCGTCAGTGAGTAGAAACCACCCTGATATTTCAGGTTGAAGGACGAGCGCAAGGAGTCAAACTCAAACGAGATATCATCCAGTTGTCTCAGTTTACCCACGTAGTAACCAATGAATTCAGATCCAATGGTAGGTGGTTCAGTGAACGTGATCTGGTCAGAGAATGCAGTGTATGCGAAGTTAGCACCAGGAGGTTGCATAACACCATTAACAAAGACGAGTAGGTGACCAGCGGGATCTGGGAAGTATGCTTCACCATTGCTAACCGTCAGTTTGAAGGTATCAGCAGTGCCATCGAATCCACGGAAGAACCTATCGCAGCGACCCAAGAGATTCTTCGCTTGGGTAACACCAGCAGCCCATCCATAGTCAGATCTGATTGACAAGTTTGATGGGAAATCGCCATTGACATCCTCCAACCATAGGCGACCTGTATCGCCACTAATTGACTTGCCAGAAACCTTACCGTAGGACG